CAAATTGCGCTGTTCATTCGTAGGCTCAAACTGTTTAGCATAAGCTTGCATGTATTTCTCTTCACCTAATATCTGCAATGCTTGCATGGACTGCTCTGGGGTTAACCCTGGCAACAGCATTGGCTGCTGACCACCACCACTTAAACCTTGAGCCAGCGCTTGTGGTGATGGACTGCCAAAGCCAAATTGGCTTAACATCTGATCTTGACGCTCTTTATTTATAGCCGCCAGCTCATCAGGCAGCCTATCTAGGTCTCTGTTGGCGGTAAACCTGTTAAGCCCTTGCGCCAAATTCTGCGTCCAGTGCGGCGCTATGTAGTGACCTGAAACCATTTGACCTTGTAATGGCTGCTCTGCCTGTTCTAAACGTCTAGCTGCGTCCTCCGCTTTTCTTTGAGCTTTTAATTGACGAGCCAGTAGATCAGGAGCCAATTCTGGCTGTATGAATTTTCCGTTTGCCATAACTTTATCCAAATAACCCGCCCAATAACCCGCCTGCAGCACCCCCTATAAGCCCACCTACTGGACCGCCAAAGTAAGCTCCGGCCGCTTGCCCTATACCACCAAGACCTGACATTAGCCCTTGTCGCTGCGCCTGCTGTGCATTCCACGCACCCAGATCAGCGCCATACTGAGCATTGGCAGCCCCCATCAAATCTGGACCACCTGTCTGTGCCTGCATCGCATACCCTGGGAATTGCGGCATTTGCACCTGCTGTCCACCTGATAGTGCTGCCAACTCTTGCATTGGAAGATTACGCAACCACGCTTGCTCACTAAACCTGCCTTGACGCAAACCTTCCTGCTGCCCAAACTGCTGAGCCTGTAAAGCCGCTGCCAGCTGTCTGTTAGTGGTCTGCTGGCCAAACGTCTGGCCTTGCTGTTGCATACCCAGACCTATACCGTGCAGCGCAGCTTGGTTAGCGGCATCGTTTCTTTGCTGTCCGAAACGCTCCATTTCGCGCCGGTAGGCTTCAGAGCCTTGAGCTATACCTTGATTGGCAAGCTGTGATCTTAACATCTCGTATTGCCTGTCAAGCTCTGGATTCATTCTAGCCATCAGCAATTCTGTGGCTTGATTGGTGTTTTGTGTTGGGTCGTATACGTCGCCTGCTTGAGGTATGCTATCTAGGTCTAAAGGCGTTCCGCCAGCTGGTAATTGAGACACATCAAAATCCCTACCTATGACATCCTGAACTCTGCCAAGCGCTGCATCTTGCGCCCCAAACAGCCCATGCTGCAATCTCCACTGCTGGTCTAATATTGCTTGCAACTCTGGGGCTAACTCTACTCTTTGCTCCCAGTTATCATCGCCGTAAAAATCAGCTCGATCGGGGCGCTGTAAATCATCTATCCCGAACATACGGCTCATAGCTCCCGAGTGCCATGTTGGGGTCAGGCCATTGTCGAGCGCGTTTGTATATTGCCCTCCCTCACCTCCTGCTGAGGCGTTCCAATACTGCTTACTAGGAGTTCTACTTGCCATTTCTTGCCTAGCCGCCAGCTCGCGCTCATATTCAGCCATAGCAGCGTCATATCCAGCTTGGTCAAACGATCTATTGTTGGTGTAGGTTAACGACCCAAACGGCGTGTATTGGTTTATTCTATTGGCTTGAGTTGTGTACTTAGCAAGGTCTAAGTTGCCTTCAGCAGTCGCACGAGCTGCTGCTTCGTAGTCAGGGGTGTCAGGGGCGCTACCCTTGCCCCCGCCCTCCAAAGTTGCAAGCCTTCCATTAGGCATGCGCCTAAAGGCGTTCATAGGTAGATCTGGTATTCCTAAATTACTTAAAGCGCTCATACGGTAAATCCTTTAGCCACCTGCATTCATCTTTGTGCATAGCGTAAATTATTAAATCGCCATCGGGGTGTGCGTCTCGAAGGATTGCTTCGCGCTTAAACCCTAGCTTCTCGTCTAGGTTCTGTGCGGCCTTGTTAGTTGATACCACATAGCCGGTTATTCGGTTGACTTTAAGCTGATTAAAAGGGTAATCAAATATAATGCTTAGAAACTTTTTGTTTAACCAGTTTTGGCCTTCGCCAGCTATGTGCGCCGACACATTAGCCCCATTATAGTCTTGATATAGAACTCCTGCCACTATACGGCCATCTTTTATTCGACCAATTGCCGAAGCAGTGCCAGGAATATACCTTTTAATGCCTACCCTTTCAGCCACCCATGGACCAATAATATCAGCATCAAAAAATATCATAAATGCCAGCCCCTAGAATACATAACGTCTGTAGCAGCCCAGCTTACGCTTGAGCCGTTGTTTTGCACCTCAATTCTCGGCGCTCCTGTCTTTGCTATTAGACCTATGGTGCGCCAGTCGTATATCTGCCTAGTGCTGCCACCCCAAACCATAGATCCCCAAACCATATTATTCCAAACCATTCCGTCTGACGGCGTGTAACTCAACTCTCCGTCTGGTTTTATAACTACGAAATCACCACAAAAAGCATAAGTAATAGAAGGTGATCCGGTAGATTCTATATAAGGCTTGAATAAATTAAAGTATTTTTCTGTAGAGGCCGATCCATAAGCTGAAAAAGCCTGACATCCATCTGCTTTTATATATTTGCCTGAATCGGTGTTAGACTCCCATGCTTTGTATATTGATCCGTTTTGCGCTCCAAAAAACAGACCCATAGGAGTATCTACCCAGCAGAGCGCGTTCCAGCCTGTGAACTTGGTCCATGCGCCTGTGAGAGTGTTTTGCAAATACTGAACAATATTGCCCTGATTGTCAGGAACATTTAATATCAAAGCTGAGTTAACGGGTGATGCACACAACTGCCAACCAAACTCATTGCCATAGCTTCTTACTGACTGCCTGATCGTGTTTTGTATTTTATCTGTTATAGCAACCCTTCCATCAACCGAAGCGCTCTGCAACGCCCCCGACAATGGAAACACGCCATCTTCACATATAATCAGCAAATCGCCGCCAAACTTAATGCACGGCCTTTGGCCTACTGGACGGCCTATATAAAACACACCAACCAGTCGCCACGAACTTGCATCCTCTGGGTCAAACCCAGCGAAAACAGCTGCTTCGCCGTTGCTAGACAAAACGACTAGCATATCATCTGCGCCTTCCCCTGCGTCTATCGTCCAAGGCTGCACTGTAACTATATGGCCGCCACGTCTAAATATACCCCCCATAGGAATGTCTTTAGCTTCACCCGATATGCTGCTTACTGGCAAATACCATAGGCTCATGCTGTTCTTTTCTACTAGGTATAACCTGTTTTTAAATACAGTTCCATCTATCAAGTCTGACGTATCAACCCCTGTAATTGCTGGCGTTGATTGATCATCAATTTCAGTAAAGCTGTCGCCATCAAAAAGAAGCGCATGATCTTGCCCGTTCATCCATAGTTGGAAAGAGCCGCCTGCGGTCGTTGTCTCTGCTACCTGAAATCTGCTGTTAGACAATCCTGATATAAGCGCTGAAGCATCAAACGAGCCAAACATAATTGGATCATCGTCATCAAACGCAAAATAATCACCCTCATCAACCTTGGAAAACATATCTACGCTTTCCGTTTGATTGTAAGTCACATCATATATAGCCCCATCTGACGCTGCTAATATGCGGGCATCTCCATCTTCCGGCCAATATGAAACAAGCGTCTCTACTGGACCAAGAAGATCAGAGACGTGCATTAAACTGCCTTTTCTTATTGTTACCCTGCCAGGCTCTGGCCACCAATTATCAAGTATTAAGGCGTCAGTAGCCGGCATGTTTATTATTGGGTCGCGGTCGTTTAGTCCACCCACTGGCGCCGGCACTGTAACCGACGTGCTATCAGGTGCTCTACCACCTCTACGTCTAGCCATTTATACGCTCCAATTACCCTCAGGCACTGATTCACTATTAATGTATGCTGGCGCTCCACCTTTAGTTATGCTCAGAAGCGGCGCTGACTTGTCTTGCGCCTTAGCTATACCAAGCAAAGATGCAAACTCCGCCTTCTCAACAGTGGAATCAAGGCCGTGCACATCAAACCAGCGAGCAACTAAGCCAGTCATCAATAAAGAGTCGCTAAATATAAACGTGTCATTATCAGACGTTGGCTCTGGCCTGCTAGCATTGCCACCATCGCTAACAACCCAGTTTTTACTTATATACTCAAATGAGAAAGTAATGCCATTGGGTGGTGGTGGCAATATATGAATACTGTTTCCAATTAGCCGAAACATTTCAAGCGAGCCAGGATAAACACTTCCTGCCTTGTACCTCTGCCATTCTTGTGGGGTTTTAGGCCCTTTAATATTGCCCTGTCCATTTTTCCTCCATTCTGTTTGTGGCACTTGCCTATGCCAATCACTAGGCAGAGGATACGCATATTGGCTAAATGTAAGGTCAAACGTGCCTGTCTCTGTGGAAGGCTCACGCATTCTAATAGTGGTGTTGCCTGTCCGTTCTTGGACAACGTTAAATGGCGGCATACCTCTGCCTGAAGCCATCCATTTATCATCGAAGGATGAAGCATCAGACATGGTTAATGTTTTGCTGCCCTTTGTCATTGTGGCAGAAACAACAACGGCGCTGGTCGTTACAAGATGCTCCCTGTATAACCTGCGCCAATCGTATTGAGTTATTAGGTCGCATCCAAGTTGAGTTAATAAAGCGTGCATCTGGTTTATCATTCTGTCATTGCTGCCAATCACCCCATTTGGTGGTGGTAAACCTAGCCTGTACGCTGTTGTCCTAATTAGTTCTATTAAGTTCATCTATGGCCGACCTATAAAATAAAGGCCGCTAAGCAGCCTTGGTTGTTTTTGGAGCCTTCTTTTTATGCTCCAACATATCCTCTAAAACCCGTATTCTCTCCTCTAGTTTTTCCTTTTCGCGAGCCCATGCCGTTGCTTTGGCATCTACATCTGCAGACGCTAAGTAGTCGCGCGCTTTCGCTTGTAGCTTCTTATATCCTGGCCCAAGTCTTTGTAGGTTAGCATCTGATACTTCCACTAAAGATTCTACAGTGTTGATATTGACAGCCTTTAGCTCCATTGCTTGAGCTTTTGTAAGCAAATGCCAATGCTCGACAGGCGTTCCTGTTTCAGAAGCTTCTTTACCTGCTGCATAAGCATTCCAAGTGTTAGGAAACCTGCTTTTGTCAGCCGCTCTTATTGGTCTCTGAATAGTGTTACTAGGGTCGCCTGGCACAACTATATGAATAAAGTCTTTATCCTCAAAAATTGGCCTTCCAGCCTCGTCGCTTGCAACCTTATTTTGTACAGCTTCCGGATAAAACCTAACCAATAGATTGTTTTCTTTGTTAAACATACTTTTCCTCTTGTCAGGGATTGCCTGTTACTTAGGATAAATAGGGGCCGAAGCCCCTATACATTAACCGCCGCCGAACTCTACTGCATCCCACTGGCCTGTGGTGCCGTTAAACTTATACGCTTCACCATCAGTTGCCCATACAACGGTATTGTTACGATGACCAGAACGGTTCATATCACCTGCATCTACCGTTCCCTCTATATCCACACCTATGATAGGTGTTACTGTAGTTACTCGTTCAGCCATATCTGCCCCCTATTAATTAGTATCTTCAAGCAAGCCTTGGAACTGCAGGCCTGAGCACGTTAGGTTACCAGCCCAACCAATCAAGCGTACAACTGCGTCTTGGTTTACAGACTGGCGGTCGTTACCAAGGGGTACGAAGTTACGCTGTCGGTGTGGTCGGAAGTGCAGGTAATTAGTGTTCAAGAAATACATCGTCTTAGCTGGCATATTACCACCTATGCCCCCATCAAATATAACGTCTGCATTTGCGCCTGCGCCGTGATATTTGAGCGATGTAAAGCCAGCACCTGCCATGCCAGAACCTGTATCATTAGTTACACGCTGTATGGCCTGTAGTGCGTTTTGATAAAGATCAAACATAACGTTATCAGCCACTATCAGGTCTACACGGTCAGTACCACGGGCGCAAGCTAGCGCTAAACGGTTCATTGCGTTCAGGATGTTAGTAGCGTCGATAGCAGTTCCGCCGTTGTTTTCATACTGGTTATTCCAGAATGCCCACGTTGAACGATCTATACCACCATAAGTTCCTGTGGCTGTAGACTTTAGAGCCGCATCAAGACCGGTTATTTCCTTACCGTTGTTGCCAGTTCCGTCGGAGTATATACCTGCTGATATGCTGTTGCGTAGACGCGCCTCTGCTACTTGAACGCGACCTGCAAGCAGATCTATCATTTGCTCACGGCCGGAGTTCTGGATTATTTCCATGCCGGATATAGTTACTGCACGTGCGTACTGCTTAACATCAAATTCCGCAGCGCTAATAGGGCTGTCAGGGGTGATGTCAATCACATCATAGCCGCTGTATGATCCGGTGGAGTCATCACCATCATCATACATGATCTCTTCCATGATATGAGTTCCGCCCGAGAATGGACGAACATTACCACGCTGACGAAGTTTAGCAAGCAGAGCGTTGTTATGCTCCAAGTTGTCTGCTAATTTACGCGAGCGGTGCGCTATAGTTGTGGCAAGCAGATCGCTTACCTGTGAGTTAGCAAATGCCATTTTTCCAATTCCTTAATCAAAGAAGCCCGTCAATTGCCATAGCTACTGTGTCCTCTAAGCTAGCATTTCCGGACATTGCACCTGTCGAATTTGGGCTTGAACCTCTTACGCCAACTGCGGCGGATTTCGCACGCTGTCGCTGAGCTTGTTCTGCTGCCCGTTTTTCGGCTTTGGTGCGCTCGTCTTCGATGAGGGATTGCCTCAAGTCAGGTCGCGCCCATACTGCCTTTTCGTACGCTTCTGCGAGTGTTTGAGCCATGCCGGATTGCAGCAAGTTGCCCATATCCTCTCGAACCGTATCAAAATGAACGTTTGCTGGATCATTAGCAAACGCTTCTATTTCTGATTGTACTGCATTATTCTGATATTGTAACGTTTGTTGCTGAAACTGTTGAAGCTGCCTGTTTTGCTCCATTAGTTGCCTAACCTGCGGGTCTAGCGGTGGGGCTGGCTGCAAATCAGTTAAATCTATGCCACTGTCGCGAGCAATAACAGCTAAAGCGTTTCGCTTTTGTTCTTGCGTGCCATAAGTAAGAACTCTGTGCGCCTGCATTAAATGAGCTATTGCCTGCTCTGGAGCAACGCCTGAGGCCTGTATTAAATCCTGGTTCTGACGCAAAACGTCCGTTATGCCTTGAGCTTCTACAGCTGACTGTTTGTATTGCTCGATTCCTTTATGGTAGTCAGATTCTCGCTTATGTATTTCAGCTCTTACCTCTGCTGGCAAGTCTGACCATTTGCCTGATGCTGTTTTGGTCCAGCTTGACGGCGCCGAATCCTCTGGCGAAACAGTTTCAGGCTGAATTTCAACATTTGTTTCATTCTGGGCGGCTGGCTCTGTTTCGACTGTCTCAGCTTGTGCCTCTATATCTGGCTCTGCTGCTTCTGCTGCCTCAGCTTCTTTCGGCTCTTGGTCGAATTTGTCCATCTCTGCACCCAAAGTTTCAGCCAGATCGTCCACTTCGTTTACAACTTCGTTTTCTTGCATAGGGATTTCCTCTTGCATTGTTAATAACCTTTAGATGACATAACCTCTGCCACCATTCGCTTATAATCGTTTTTGCTAGGAGCTTTGGGCGCGTTTGGGGTTATTTTTTCATTACCCACTTCAATGCATCCATGCTGGCGCAAATGCGCTCTATGCTGCGCCCTTCCTTGTATGATTTCGCCAGTTATCATTGACTTGTAAGGCTTTAGATCAGTCATTACGTAATGGGCATCATTGTTGCTGTAGTATTCTTCTTTGGGAATGAATTTGCCCGTCTTTCTACATTGAACCCAAGACTTCCTGCTCATGGCTTAATCTCTCTTGCGATTTCGTCTGTTGCTGCTTGCGTAGCTTCATTGATTTGTAATACACCCTTAGCTGCTGCCTGTATTTGAGCGATCTGTATTTTGGTAGCTTCTTGTAGCTCTGTTTTCCAGCGTTCAAACATTACTTTTTGCTGCTCCATTTGCGCCTTAGCTTGCGCGTCTGCCTGTGCTCTAGCCATATCAACCTGCTGTTGCATTTGCGCTCTTTGCTGCTCTAACTGCGCCTGCATTTGCATCTTCTCGCGCTCTATTTGAAGCTTAACTTGAGCCTGCATCTGCTCGGCTTGAGCGTCTGCCTGCATCTTGGCCACTTCCATCTGATCGCTATTGTCCTCTTGAGGCGGCTCTTGCTGACGGCTCTCAACCTGCTGCTTGAACTGCTCAAACGCATTTTCTATTGAGCGGCCTGCCTTGAATGCTCGCACGCCCATCATTAGCATTTCCATAGCCAGCGGTGCTAAGTCTGGCTCTGCTGCGGTCGCTTCAACCATCTGCCCTATAAATCCGCCGGCCGCCTGCAGGAATTCTATAGTGCTCTCTTTTTCTTGCTCCTCGTCAATAGCCACTAGAGAGTCTGCAGCTATTTCAATTTGGTACGACCTTAACGGCTCTTGCTTCATGAGCATGATAGCTGGCTCGATGAACTGCGCGTCAAGCGTTTGGTCAACACCACTCATTGCTACTAATGTTTGCGGGCTGTATAAGTCCATCATCATTTCTGCTTTTATTTTTAGCAGCTCGGTTGCAAATACTGCGATCTGATGCTGACGTGGCTCAAGTCTCAAAGACCCAAACTGACGTTTTATATTTTGCGCTGTTGCAGTTTCACTGGCTTTAGTAGCACCCCTGATAATATCAGACAGCCCTGTTATTTCGTATATTACCTGTTTGGTCTGTTCGCGAGCTAGGTAACACTGCTGCAGAGCTTGAGCAACTTCACGTATAGGAACCCATGATATAGCCCCGTCAATGCCACCCTTTTCGCTCAAAGCCGCCCAATTCTCAACTGGAACCAGGGTATTTTCAGGCGATTGCAATATTCTTGCAATCTCTGGACTGGACGCATCGTAAGCCCCGTTTAATTTTAAAGCTTCCAATAGCCCAGATATTCTATTGGTGATGGAGTCCAACTCTACTGCCTGATCTTGGTACAGAATAAAATCTGGTATTGGTGTGAGCCTGTCTGTAGTTTGCGTGGCATACAAAGGTTTAGGACATGGGAAAAAACCTTCCAGCCCGTACGGGTCAGGCTTAACATCAAGCAAATCAGGATACCCTTTAGACACCCAGTAAACCGTCCTTGTTCCCTTATCCCAAATCTCCCAAACCTCGGCACGCCTTGAGTCTACATTCTTGTCAGCGTCATCATCAACACCAACCGGACGATTGACCATAGGGACGTCTGCGAATTCCTCACCAAACCGATTGATGCCGTCTGCCTTGCTTAAATATACTCGTCTAGCAACCCACTCGACATCGGACCAATTTCTACCATTGCCATGCAGGAAGTCTTCCCAATACACGTAATCCACAACTGCACGCTCTAGCACATCAGGCGTTGCAGGGGTCATCTCGGCTTCTAACGCCCCTAAATCGGCTTCTGTCTGTGGAGCGGTGTCATCCAGGGGGCGCGATACTTCGTACGTCTCAAACCTAACCCAAGCTGTGCCTCGTCCGGATAACAGCCGGTCTAACACAACTTGGCGCATAGTTTCGTCAAAGTCTGGGTAATAATCCAACTCGTACTGCAACGAGCGCTCTAATATTTGGCTGGCTGTCCTTGTGATCGGATTGTTGTCTTTGTTTCGCCTAGACACAGTGGCTTTTGGCGTTCTCGAGTAAGTCGCTGGCAAAATGGTCTCAATGTTGGACCACAATATATTAAACCTAGCTTTTTTGTTTTCGCTCGCCTCACGCTCGTCACGATACCATTTTATTATCTTTTTAGATCGTTGAGTCCAATTCTTTTCGTCAGCGTCTGATTGTCTCTGACTTATTGCATCAACCCACTTCTTAGCAGCTGCTTGGCTGTCTGTTATTTCTATTTCATCGTTCATAGTGTCGTGTTCGCCATCATGTAGTCATCGCTCTATCTGCAACTGTCATTTCGTACAGCCTGTTGGTTGAATCGTTGCCTGACGTAACAGCGGAGCTAAAGATAAGTCGAGTAAGGTTAAAATCTGCTATTATGGCATACTCGCCTACTTTACTACCGTTATAGTAACATCTTACTTGTCTTTTAGTCCATGTCAAGCCTATCTTATATCTAGCACCTATAACGTGGGTTAAAATCGTGATTGAGTTGGAGTGTCATCCCAAAGCGTATCTAGTGGTGCGGTTATTATCCTGCCTTTCTTTGTACCTTGTATAGCATACTTAGCATCCTCTGGCAATGGCTTGGGCTTATATTCGTTTAGAATTTGAGCGCCATAACAAAAAGCGTCAGCTGGGTGGCTGCAGTGATCATGTAAAGGGTTTTTGCTAAAAGCCTGGTTATCAGAGTTCCACTCAAACCGCCAACCCTCTAAACCGTCTATGCCATGCTCACAACCAGCAAGGTCGAACTGGCATTTCGGCAAAATTGCTCTTGCAGCGTTTATCTGGTCCAGCTTCTTGCTTTGTGGAACGATACGAACGTGCTTAACACCAAAAGCCTGTATAAACCGCTCTAGCGACGAACGTTTAGACTGAAATGTTTTGGCTCTTGCGTCATGTGGCAGATAAACCGTATCTAGCTTCATGCCTGCTAAGTTTTCCTTTACCCTATCAGCCCAATCATCTGCATCTAAGCCGGAATCGCCGTCATACTTTAACAAACTAAAACCGCCCACAACCGGCTGCCAAAACCACCAACTTGCTGTATCTCTGAACCCTATATCAGACGATATGACTATTGGCGCGCCGTTAGGATCGTATTCTACTGATCCTATTCTGCCATCAGCGCGCGCCTTGGCAATATGTTTACCTAAAATTGCACCTGCTACCGTTCCGTAAGCGCCTTCCCAGATGTGATCGTACTCGTCAGGGCGCTGCTCTTTATCTCTTAGCCTGGCCCTATTTAGAAGGTCTGGAAATTTCGGGTTATCACGCCAGTTTATGACCGTACCCTTAATTCTAGGATCGTTAGAAAACCTGTATCTACGCTCAACTGCAGCGGCCTTTCTAGCTGGGTTCCAACTTAACCACAACTCAGCGTTCCAACCTTCGCCCTCCTCACGCAAAGTTGGCACTAGAATATCAAAAGCCTGGTCCGTTACTGGCTCCGCCTCATCAATCCAGCAAAGCAGTATTCTACCTTTTGATTTAATGCTTGCTATATTTCTGTCTAGCCCAGCAAATGTGAAAGATATATTGCCATCACGAGACTTAATATACTTCTCGCCTATTTCGTAATAATCTTTAAGCCATGGTACGGACTCTATAGCCCTCTTTAATTCCTCTAGGCTTGAGTCTTCCAGGCTGTTCATGTATTGACGTGCGCAAAGTATAAGGCCTTTGATTCCGGCCATCCCGAAACGATACCCTTCTACTGCTGCCATGAGAGCAAAGCTGCGTGTCTTTGCACTGCCACGACCGCCACACGCCCAACGAACGTCTGCTTCGCCTTTGAATACAGGTATCAGCTTTTTTGGTAACTCAATGCGTGCTGTGCTCGTCGTCATCAAATGCTATTAACTCAATGCGAGTTGGAGACATGCTTCGGTCAGGGCTGGTGTGCGCGATGTCTTGACGGTCGCTGTAGCCGTGCTTGGTTAACATCATCTTTGTAATAGCAGGATTAAAGTCGCCGGATAATCCCCCATTCACCAACCCTTGGTGCTGTATCTGCTCTACGCGCGTAAAAATGCGCAAAAAATCCTCGTTATCCCCTTTCGACCAATTGTAAACAGTGTTGGTAGCGACGTCTAAATAAAGAGCTAGCCC